GATTGCATAAGATTCATGGACATCGTTGAGATTTGCTTATTAACTTTTAAGATAATGAGCAAAGACAGTTTGACTTCAATTGGAAATAATCAGCTTGATAAAGTTATTAAGAAAGTTCGCGAAATTTTCGGAACTGATGATGAATACCAATTTGAGGTCCAGTCTACAGAGTTTGGTCTCAACTCGATGAGAGACTTACTTGATCATTATGAACTCTTTAGGGGTTCTGTCTTGATAAAGAAAGTTTACAAATTGAGTATGTACTTGATCTCAACCTCTCTGTTTTCTCGCCTTGGCCTCGGTCTTTCCGACCTTGGCTACAATCAATTTGAGCGTGAGGCCATGAAGAGGAGATTCTATCTTGGTCCTGATTTTATATACTGTCTATTTGACACTGTTATTTTCCTCTGTGAAAGAGGTTATCAGTGTCTTCAGACAGGCTCATTTCAGCCTTTTCTCTACACTGAGAAGAATTACGTACAATTTGTTGAACAGGCAGAGATGCTTAAGAGACAATCGCAATTGCTGCGAAACCCTGAAGCTCATGGTTTTAATGAGAGCTCATTTCGAGCTGACTTGGATAAAGCCATTGAAAAAGGTGAAGCCATTTGTCGATACACCATTAAATTGGATGCCTCAGAAAAGCGTTTTTTGAGGGCTTTGACAAATGAGCTGCAAATGATCAAGTGTGATTTGTGCACTCGGGCTGCTGCCCGAGAACATCGTACTCCACCATTTTCTATTTTAGTTAGTGGTGATTCTGGTATTGGTAAATCCACTATCAAAGATATGTTGTTTTACCATTTTGGTAAGGTTTGTAATCTAGATACGGATAAAACCTTTTGTTACACACGCAATCCTGTCGCCAAATTTTGGGATGGTTTTACGACCTCTCAATGGGCAGTAATTCTTGACGATGTAGCCTTTATGCATCCCAACAAGGCCGCTAGTGGCGACCCTTCGTGCATGGAATTTTTGCAGATCATTAATGCTGTTCCATTTGTGCCAGATCAAGCTGATTTGAACGACAAGGGTCGCACACCATTGCGAGCCAAGTTGTGTATTGCAACCACGAATACCCGAAACTTGAATGCGCATCATTACTTTTCCTTTCCTTCAGCGGCGCAAAGACGTTTTCCTTACGTCATTACTCCAACCGTAAAGGATGAATTCACAACCGATAGCGGTATGTTAGATTCATCTAAAACGGTTAATACTCCTGGAGAATATCCTAATTACTGGAGTTGGAAGGTTTTGCGTATAATGCCCTCGAAACGTGGCTTGGCAAAAGAAGAGGCTATTCTGGAAACAGATGATGTCTGCGTCTTCATGCGGTGGTACACTAAAGCTATCCAAGACTTTAACCATAACCAAACTGTTGTGGCTGAGTCCGTCGACAGTTTGAAGGATATTGTCTTATGCGAATTGTGTTATTTACCCAAGAAAAATTGTCTCTGCAATGTCCAGAGTGGTAGTGTAGCTATAGCTGGTTTATACTTTGTGCACTTGTTCAATTGGTTTATTGTGCTTTTGTGTTACAATCAAGTGATGAATTGGTTTAACTATTATGCCAGCATGTTTACAATGTACACAACCCTAGGCAATTGGGTTTGGTTTTGTTTGCCTGATTCTGTGCGCCGTGGAATTCGATCTGCGCGAGCAAGTCGTATTGGGAGGAAGGTTGAGAGATCGTTGAACTTTCATACTTTCCTTACAATTAGTTTTTGGTTGACTTTTGTCTACAAAATCTACAAAATGACTTGCAGAAAGAAGGTGCAATCCTCTGAAGGATATAGACCCGAGGCAAAGGAACGGGAACGTGACAATGTTTGGTACAATGATTCATACGATTTATCTTCCTTTGATGTGACTCCACAAATAACGAGCCTGAAAAAGCTTTCTCGTGAGGACTTCATAAAGATGATTTCGCGAGAATTGGTTCATGTAGTCGTGACCACTGAGCGTAAAACTAAAGTCAACATAAAAGCGACTTGTTTACGTGGTCAGATCTACTTTACCAACAATCATAATATACCAGACTTCGAATCTTCAACAAAACTTGATGTTACTATGCAGTGCACCAAGGCTGGTGTCACCACCAATCTTGTGTGTATTTTGACCAATTCAGACATTATCAAGCGAGATATCAAAACTGATACGATTTTCTTTTATTTAAGAGGATTACCTCCCAAGCGAGGCGTTGAAAAGTATCTTTTGCGAAATAATGTTACTCTCAAGTTAAATGGTTACCTTTTGTCTCGAGAGTGTGATGGCACTATCACTAGAAGGGTGGTCTCTCGTACATTTCGAACTCCGCTTATTGGTGAAGGCAAAATCAAGGGCTACGATAGTGATATTATCGGAATCACCAATGAGGGGAAACCCACTATTGATGGTGATTGTGGATCTTTGTTGGTTGTGGAATCACCTTTGGGTTCGTTTGTTGCTGGATTTCATGTTATAGCTCAGGAGAGAAATGATAGAATATTTTCTATTCCAATAACCGCTGCTGCAACAGCTAGTTTTTCTGATTCTCTCAAAGTTGAGATTCAGAGTGGAACCCCTTGTTTGTCCTCAGAATCGGCCCAGAGATGTGTCGGAGAATTATCTCCCAAATCTGTGTTCAGATTTTTTGATAGCGGTTCTGCTGCTGTTTATGGAAGTTTTTCTGGTTTCCGACGGGGAGGAAAATCAAGGGTTGAACTCACCCCTTTTGTTCCTTTTTTGAGTAAGCATGATTATAAAATCAAGTATGGTCCACCTGTTATGAAAGGATGGGAGCCTTGGCGAATTGCCGCCAAAGATATGTTACATCCTGTTGTTGACATCCGTGGCGATGTACTCAAGGATTGTGTGGATTCCTTTTACGATGATATTATTGGAGCTTTAACTGCCGATGATTTTCGCGAATTGCATGTCTACGACAATTTTACCTCCATAAATGGAGCTAATGGTGTTGCTTATGTTGACAAAATCAATAGAGCCACTTCAGCTGGTAACCCATGGAAATGTTCGAAAAAGAGGTTCATGACAGCCATTCCGGAGATGCATGGTATGCAACATCCAGTTGAAGTCTCAGACGAGATCATGGACCGTGCTGCCCAAATTGTATCAACTTACAATAAAGGGGAGCGTGCCTACCCAAATTTTTGTGCTCATCTTAAAGACGAACCATTGCCTTTCAAAAAGATCAAAGCCAAGAAGACGCGGGTTTTTG